TTAGAGAGCAGCGATGCGAGTAGCGGCACAAGTACGCTGAACAACAGCGCACCGATAGCCACTAGTCCTCCTTTGAGTTTGTCCACATCTGAGCGCACCTGATCGAGCTTCGCCGAGTGCGAGTCCAGGCGATCAATCAGCAGGTCAATCTGGCGTGGGGTCATCGTGCCTCCAGCGCCTTGAGGCGCGTGTCGATGTCGAGCAGCGCCTGCACCACGAGCGCCTCCATCTCGTTCTGAGGGATGTTGACGGCGAGCACCTCAGTCGTATCAACGAGATGCGCCTCTCGATCATCTATGCCGAGCGTCTCAACCCAGTGCGCCAGGTCTGTTGTGGCGACCTGATCGGCAATGAATCCCATCCGCGTGCCATCGTCGGCGACAGCGTCGGTGCGGCCGTGGGCCTCTGGTGCCTTCCACTTGAACGCCACCGGCATCAGTTGACGCAGCGTGTCTAACGCGCCTGTGATCTCGCTGATCTCTTCCTTGAGGCGTGAGTCCGATGGCGTGGTCAGCGCCGCAAACTTCCAGCCGCCTGAGTAGAAGTAGGCGCGGTTGTTGGAAGTGTCCACGGCGATGCCGCCATTGCGGAGTGCGTCAGAGAACGCATCAGTAGTGGCAATGCCGTTGATGTTGGTGCTTGGCTGACCTAGAGTGGCCTTTGTGATCAGCACGCCAGCGGTCGTTGAGTTGGTTGAGGCGGCAACATCTGCGGCTGTAGTTGAGTGCGTCCACATACGAGCGTTAGTGCCGCCTAGGTCAATGTTCGGACCAGTCAGCGCGGTCGTTCCGTAGATGGCTCCGTCGAAGCCGATGTTGCCAGTGACGGCAAGATTGCCGTTCGCTGAAACCGTGGTTGCGTTCAGCGAGATGCTCGTTGTGGCAGAGATGATCGTATCTGGGGCTAGCAGCAGGTAGTCGCCGCTGCCGCTCTGGATGTTCAACTCTCCTGCCGCTGCGTTGATAAACGCAGGCGCTGTTGTTGGGTCATCCCTGTCAGTGATCAGCAACTCTGGCAAGCCGTGATTCAGTCGCACCTCAGTCAAGTCCACCGTTCGATTTGCAGACTGTGTTGCGACAGTTGCGATTGTGATTGTCAACTTCAAAAACGCTGCGTCAGCAGGTGCTGTCATCGTCGTCAAGTCTGGCGCCACGGCGTACAGGTCTGGAGCAGTGATGCCAGTCGGTCCGAGCGAAAAAACGTTGAAGCCGTAGTTGTCGGAACTGAAAGGGCTGCCTGTTGTTGTTGTCTGATCGGCCGTGTAGAACTGTCCAGTCATCTGCACTTCTGACTGCGCGCTTGATGTGCCGTTATCAAAGGTTGCCTCTGCGTAGAACGAGAACGAGCGAGAGGCTGATGATGCGACAGGCACATAGCGAGTCAGCGTTACGCTCTTGCCAGTCAGGGTTCCGCTGTTTACCGTGAATCGCAGAACATTGGTGGATGCGGCTCCAGCGTCGTTGACGATGGCGCAGGTAATCGCGCCTGCGCTGTTGACATCCGTGAAGGTCCAGTACGGCAGTGGGTTCTCTTCCGTGATCGTTGCGTCTGCCTGATCCGGCGGAATGGCGAAGTCGCCGTTGGCAACGCCAGCCTGAATCTCTCGGAGCGCAGCTGGACCAAAGAGCAGTGCAGTCTCGCCGTCGGTGTTGTTGGCGACAAGCGGAGATCCTTTGTCGTTGTTTACGCCGCCCTCATACGCGCCAAGCCCTGTGACATTCGTGCCGTACTTACCCATCGTTAGTCCGCTCCAATCAGTTCTCGCAGCCCTTGCAGATATCTGCGACGGAAGTCTGCTTCGATGTCGTACTGCACCTGATATGTGCCGCCACCCTGGGCGAACCGCATTGTGACGGTAGCAATGAATAGCACAACGCTTGCAAGGTCAAGCTGGATAGAAGCCAATCGAACATACTGACCTGGTAGCCACGCCTTTGCAAGGTAGTAGATGGTTCCAGTAGCACCGCCGCTCGTGATAGTTCCGCTTGTGACTGTCGTGAAGGTAAAGGTTGTTGATGAGGGAACAGTAGCCACAGTCCAGGTGCCACTTAGCGCCGTGTATCCAGTCGGCCCAGAAAACAGATTGATTGTCACGGTGTCGCCAACCCTAAACGGATGATCCGCATTGGTTGTAATAGTTGCAGTTGTGCCACTTCGTGCCGCGAGCGAAGCCCCAGCTGCGAGTGCATATCCTTGGCTGTAGCCATATGACCAATCAGGAGATGCGGTCTGGCTGAGGTCACCGCCAGCAACAGAGAACGACACGGTGCGCACCGGCTTGCTGCGAGTCACCATTGTTGCGCGAGTCAGTGAACCAATCGTTGCGCCACGGTCGCTCAGATTCTTGACCTTTGGTGCGCTGAAGATTTCGTGGGGCAATGGGCCGTTGCGAGCAGCTTGCCCAGCACCGTTGCGGCTGTAGGTACCTGTGTAGGTGCGGAAGTATGGGTCGTTGGTTGGCGCGGTTGGGTAGGTCTGGTTGCTGTCATATCGAGCCACCGTGTCAGCAGCCTGCACAAAGATCCCCTTGACAATGTCGGAGTGATCAAGGTTCACCGTAAGATCGCGCGCAAAGATTCTCGTGGTGGCGGTCGTGCTACCAGTTCGCAGCGAGATAGGGTCAGTCACGATCTCGGCTGGAGCGCTGGCTAAAGCTGGTGCCGCTACCCTTGGGCCATAGTTGATGCGCCCATCGCCATCAAGCCAGTAGCGGTACTGCACCTCTGCAATACCGCCTGCGGCCTCTGCGATCTGGTCCAGGGCGCTTTGCAGCGTGGTTGCCTTGAATGATTGCTTGCCAATCGTTTGTGCGGTGCCAGTAAAGATCGCGCGTGTTGAGCCAGTGATCACTCCGGTGTTCAAGATCTGCCGAGTGGTCGCGTCATTCACCTGCGCGTCAATCTTTGAGAGCAGCGAGTTGATGTGATCCTGGTCTGTTGACGCTGCGCCACCTTGCGTGAATGAGTCCATAGAAGACTTGACTGTGATTGCCGTCTTAGGGTTGCGGATGATGGTCTTCTGAAGCCAGCCATCAGCGTCAGAAACACTAACTGTGGCGCGTGTGCCTACGCCGTTCTCCAGCAGGCGTGCGTTGATACCAGTGATGAAGCCAAGGAAGATCGGCGTGGTCGCGCTGTAGCGGCTATCAAAGAACTGGACGCGCGCATTATCGTAGACCGCGCCTGAGCGCCACCACTGTAGATATGGGGTCTGAGTCTTGACTTCGATTACATCAAAGGACATTGACCCACCGCCACCGTCGCCAGACATCGTCAGCGTAAGGCTGCCAAGATCAACATATGGTGTGGTGGTAGAGGCTGGGGCTGGGAGTGCGAGCAGGTCGCCACCGGCTCCTGCACCTGTGACTCCTGCAACGATCAGCGTGAACGGATTCGCCATTTAGCGGCCGCGCTTGAAGGTGCCTGTTCGGTTGATCGAGTCGGTCACGACGGTGTCCACCTTGCCTGTGCCGATATAGATGTTGTTGGTTGTTCGACCGCTCATATCAATAGTCTGATTTCCGTATTGAGCCGTCATAGGGTTATCAGTTCCGAGACCTGACCCAACTCCAAAGGCACCCTTCTTAGGGAACAAAATGTCAAAGATGTTAGGAGCGTCAAATCCAGGCTGCATCGGAATGCTATTGACTGGCTTGTCCATATTGTCTTTGATGGCGTTGCCGATTACAACCGCAGCAGCAACAGTTGCAGCGGCAGCAAGAACAATTGGCAAGACTGCAACTGCGGTGGCAGCCAATCCAGCGGTGGCTGCTGCGCCACCCACACCAGCTGCTGCGCTGGCTGCTGCGCCACCAGCGGCTGCGGCTGCGGTCGATGCTCCAAACGCTGCGACTGCCTTGGCAACAATTTGGCTAGTCAGAGCAGCTGCGAGCGACGCTGGAATCTGCGCTGCGATGTTGGCAATGATGAGTGCGGTGAATGGGTCCATCCCACCCTTCATCAAGTTGGCTGTGATTGCACCCTTGAGTCCACCAAAGGCTGCGCCGATGCCTGTGACAAGCAGCGTGATAGATCCGCCTGGTCCAAGCAGATCGTCAGCGCCCTTGCCGATGCCGTTGATCTTATCAATGAACTCTTCAATCTTGGCTACGGCCTTAGGCACCCCTCGCTCAAACTTAGCAAAGAGTTCTGGAAGTTTCGCCAGAATGTTAGTCACGAGTTCGTCAGCAAACTTCTGGAGTTTCGGAGTCAACTTGGTAATGATTCCAGAGAAGCGATCCATATACGGAGCCAAGCCCTTGAACAACTTGGTGACTGCTGGGAGGAAGGCTGCGCCGAACTGCTCTTTGAGTTCTGCTGCCTGGATTGATACGACGCTGAACGATCCCTCTAGCGTGTCTGCGTATGCGGCTGCGCTGCCCTTTGTCTTGCCAAGGATCGCGTTGAGTGCCGCCTGACCCTTGACCACTTTGCCAGTGATACCGAGTGTCTTGAGCAGCTTGCCGCCGCTGCCTTGGTACGCCTTACCGACTGCAATCGTTGCATCCGCCAGAGACATACCGCTGGAGCGCGACAACTCCATTGCGACATTCTGAATCTTTGTTGCTTCAGAGTACTTGCTGGTAAAGCGCGTGCTTGCCTCAATCGATGCGCGGACCTCATCGTCGGTGAAGGCAAGTTTCTGACCGGCAAGGATCTGCCGCTCTACCGCAGCCAGAACGCTCTCAGTACCGAGCTTACGCGCCTTGAGGGCTGCGGTCAGCTTGGCGGTAGCGGCTTCGTCTGCTGCTGCACCCTTGATCGCCGAGACGGTGAACGCGCCAACGCCTGCGGCTACACCGGCAATACCCAGTGCCACCTTGCGGAAGTCTGCGCCGATCTGGCTGGCAGTATTGCCAAGGGTGCCAAGCGCCTTGTTGACGGTCTTGATGTTTTTAGACGCGGCATCACGAGCGCTAATCGTTGCATTGACTGCGATGTTAGCCATTGCTTACTCCTACCCTGTTCGCAGGTTGGACATATTTGGCGAGATGCCGAAGACCGCTGCATCTGCCCTGAGTCGATTGGCTCGTGCCAAGGTGGCGATTGCCTTGACCTTGTCGCTTGCTTCTCGGCGGCGCTTGCCTTCAGACTGGAGAGGGGTCAGTGGGCCGACAAAGTCCGGCTTGTTCCACTGGCGGAGCGACTGCTCCTGTTGGAACTTAGTCGCCGTGCCGTTGGCATACTCAATCTCTAGACCGAGTACCTTGGCGCGCATCGCCTCATCGTTGAGCAAGAGAACGATGGTCTTAGACATCGCATCCTTGGCTAGTTGGATATTAGCCTCTACTGCCTCAATCACGAAGTTGCTGCCACGAGTTCCTGGATGCTCAATAAACTTGCGATCAGAGAACAGGTTGGCGGCAGTCACCTTAGGGATGGTGTGTGGCTTGGTTCCCTTGACGACGAACCACGCGTACCAGGCGTACTTTTTCCCAGCGACAGGACCGACGATTGCGCCTGGTCGAGTGATGCGCGAGCGGCGGCCGCGCACGCTCTTGGCAAGTCCACCGAGATCTCGTGGAGCCTTCTCTCGTACCGGCTTAGCAAGGGCGCGAGCTGCGTTCACGGTGGCGAACTGCTCTAGCTTGCGAACGCCCTTCCAACCGAGAGAGTTGAGGAACGCCTTCTGAAGCGCTTCAGCCTCAGCGCGAACATTGCCCTGGAGTTCAATCTCTACGGCAGCCTTAGCCACTTACTTGCTCCTTGGTTGAATCTCGCAATACAGACCCCAATAGGTCATTAGGTCTTCAGCGGTTGCGGTCTTCAGTATCTCCCAAGGTGGCACTCCGTAGGCGGTGCCAAGTGTGTGCGCGATGATCTCTGGGCTGGTCACCACGACTGACTGTCCGATGGACAGCCGCTTGGCTTCCAGCCTTACGCGTTTGGGAGTGCTGAGATTGCGGTTGCCCACTTCTCCATCGATGCCGTGATGGCAGAGACTGGAGCGTCAAGGATGTCATCGGTGGCATTGCCCTCAATGTCCTTGAAGTTGTGGCTCACAACCAACTTAGCGAAGGCTGCGAACTGGACGGCAGTGTCGCCCTGTAGGTCGATCAGGATGCGAGCGCTTACATTGCGTCGCAGCTCAATGATCCAACCGGCAAACGCGCCGTCTAGTTCGATCTTTACTGTGTCCATATTGATCCTCCTACTAGCGCCTTAGGCGCTCTGCTTTATGGCGCTGTTGCCAGTGGTGAATCAATCACCACTTCGAGCGACTTGCCGGAGGTCGTGTCATACGCCAATCGGCA